ACCATAACACCAGCCAGGACAAGAACGCAGTCTTCCCCACGCCATGGCCAGAGCGAATCGCCACACGGTCATTACTGGCAATCGCCCTAAGAGCGTCCGCCTGCCACTTTTGCGGGGTGGCGCCAAGCATGGATTCGACGAACAGAACGGGGTCCGTCGCCAACTGCTCAATAATCGCCGCCTGTTCATCGGCTGTCGGGGCGGCAGGGGGTGGGGGTGCTATTGGGCCTGTGTCTTGGTACGCAGGGGGTGGGGCTTGGACGCCATTGGCCTCCGCTTCGGCAGCGGCTCGCGCCGCCGCCTCCGCTGCTAATCTAGCCCGCCGTTTGGGTCTGCCTGCCATGAGAGCCTGATTCTATCCTAAATTTTCACGGGGGGTAAAGGGACGTTTTGCCTTTTTGCCCCCACCCCACGGGGGGGGGAAAGAAGCATATGGCCCTGGCCAGCCCGCCCCCCGGTTTTTTCGAAGGGGGGGGCCGGGCGGTGGGGTAGCAGAATGGCCGGAAACCCATGGAACCGCATAAGGCCCATTATGTAAAATTCCACGCTAACCCTTTGATTTAGTTCGCTTCTTCGGTTTGCTTGTAACGGCATCATTTCCTATTTTTTGGGTGATGTCGCCTGTCTCTGGATCAACATCAACTATTTGATTTCGTTGCTTTTCTTCTTTGATCCGCTGATTAATACGCTGGGACGCAACGCGCAGGGCTTCAACGTAGCTTTCGCCCACCTCCACCTGATGCTGAACCTTGTCGCCATAAACCCTGGGCGCAATCTTTCCGACATACCAGCGTCTTGCGTCGAACTTTAACCGGGCGCGCTGCGGATCGTCCGTATTATTTTCGGTTGCTTCTTTGATGGCTGTCTCGGCAACGACGTGTGCCATCTGCATGCGCGCCCGCGCGTACTGTACCTGCCACTCCGGGTCTTGCAGCCATCCATTGATCACACACCATGAAGGCATGCCCTCCATCTTAATGATATCAATCATTAAAACGCCCCGAGATATCATTTCGAGGATGCGCGGCATGTGATCTTCCGGCAACCAAATCGGCGTCAACCTACCCACATCATACCCCTCTCGCCATTCATGTGCGCTCATAGTGCGCCACCAACTTGTCCAGCCCCTTGATCACTTCCGTAAGCGCCCGCTGCGGGTTCCAGCCTTTGCATTCCGCCAGCCCATAGACTGTGCCGCGCCCCAAGACACACCAGCTTAACGCGCCCGTGACATCGCTGCCAGCAGCATGGAACGCGTCCCGGTAACTCTCAGCGGCTTGCCGCTTGGTCCTGATCTGCCCAGCCCCAGCCACCTTGTGGCCCGGCCTGATGCCTTTCCCAGCCCCATCCACGCCTTGCTGATAGTCTTCCAGATACCGCACAGCCCCCGCATATTGCGCCTCCGTGATTGCGCCGCCTTCAAGCAACTTATCCGGCATCCATCCATTACTCGCCATTGTCTCATCCTCTACATCAGGCCCGAAATCCACATTCTCTTCCGCGAAATCTCGGCCCATGGTTTGCCTCTTTAGATTGGGATTTCGTCCTGTATCAACTGCCCTTTCCTTACCACCTTGGCTTGGGGAAAAGCAGTCTTGATCTCTGCGATAGGCGAAGCCCCTTTCAGGACCCTTCCCACCTCTTCCACTGTCCAGGCTTCCGCGTTCCACCCTTCCGCCTTAGCCCGCGCCAGGACCGCCTGTGCATGGGTATCATCCTGACAGATGCAGATGGTGCCGCGTTCCGCCTCATCCGCCTGTACGGTCACCAGCGGCCCCGGAAGCGGTTCATACCCGCCAGCCCGAGCCTCCGCTTCCAAGGCCCGCCACGCCCGCATCATCATCGCATCCAGTTCCGCCATATCCTCGCCTGCCATTGTCGCCTGCCGGTGCATATCCTCTGCCGCCTGGAACCGCTCCCTAGTCGCGGGCGACACCAGACGCGGGAGCCGATCAAACCCCCATTCTCTTTCCAGCCCCGCCACCAGCGTATCCAGCGCACCCGCCATCCGAGATCGCCATACCCATTCGCCATTCGCCTCCGTGAGTGGCGGGATAATTTCTTCTTTCGCCATCTTTCCTCTCTCTCCCAAGTCAGGGGCTTACCCGTAACCGTAACACCGTAACACACCTAAAGGTGTGTGTTACGGGTGTTACGGTGTTACGGTAAGCTGCCCGGATGGCGTAACAAAGTAAAAAAAACCATGTTACGGCGCGTGTTACGGTGTTACGCCCAGCTTCCCACGCCATCTTAACTAACATCGCTATCCTCTTGAACAAGCCACACATATCCATTGCTATGCCCCACCACGCGGAGTTCGATTAGCCTGTCTTTTGTCCGTTTCCATGTTACGCGCTTCTTACCCGGATCATCGATGGAGGCCGTAACAAACCACTTGTTACGCCAATGTTCTTCCGTCAATACTTTCCCTCTAGGTAGATCACCCCAACTTTCTTGACCATAACGGCTAATCATTTCTTTGATGTTTTCAATTGCCATCTTTTCCCACATATTGAGTTTGGGGCCGCGTGGTTTTACGTCTGCTGGATCAGCGGCGACCACGATGCAACTGGTGACGGGTTTGTCTCGCCGGTTGCGGCCTAGTTCGATGGTCTGGAGTTTGAATACCCACTCGCCTTCTATCTCTAGATCGCGTTGCTTCTTCACGCTGGCGACGGACGGGCTGTCCTTGCCTGCCTTGGTGATTTCGATCTCGGTATCCGTCGCGGCCCGCAGCAGGCTATGCCCGCGCGCCCCTTTGGCGGTGTCCTTGCCTGAATGGTGTACGGCGTTGATATGGGCGCCTGTAGCTTGCCTGATGCGGTCAATGTTGGTGACTAGGGCGCCCATATCGTCTGGCGCGTTCTCATTCCCGCCCGCCAGGGCGCGGGACAGTGTGTCCAGCACTACCAGCCGCACCGGAACCTTCATCTCCTCCATGGCCCGTCTAATGGCGTCGATCAGCCTTTCGGTGTCGGCTTCCGGGTTCAGTAGGTTGATGGATACGGGGATGATGGCGAAGGGGATTTCCTCGCCTTCTAGGTTGAGGTGCTTTCTGAAGGCGGCGACGCGGTTGCTGATGCCGTGACTGCCTTCCAGGGCGCAGTAAATCACGCCACCCGGTTCGGTGGTTCGCCCGTTCCATTTGATCCCCAGGGCAACGTGCAGGGCCAGATCGGTCATAAAGAACGTCTTGCCGCAGTTGCTTTCGCCGTAGGTGACGGACATCCCAGCTTCCGTGAGTAGTCCTTCAACGAAATCGGCGGCGTCGAGATTGGGGTGGATGTTGTTAAAATAGACCAGCGGCAATCCGCCATCGGGCGTAACATTGCCCGTAACATCTTCCTGTTGGTGTGTTACGGGCTTTGTTACTGCCCTATCCACCTTCACAAGCCCTCTGGCGGCTCTTTCCAGCGTGTATCGCACCTTCATCCTGAACTCGGCTTCACCCCGCCCAGGGCGCCGGAAATCGACCTTAGCGGCGTACTGTGGCCAGCCTTCCGCCACCACTTCTTCCTCTGTTGGCAGGCGCCCCAGCTTGGCTTTCAGATCGGCGACCACTGCCAGAACAGTGTCCCGCATATACTGCTCGCGCCCATCGGTGATCTGGCCGGGCAAGCCCAGCGGCCCCGGCGCATGGGTAACTGGCGTCACCGCACCCGTGCCGTGGATAACATCCTGGCAGATGAGGTCCACCATCGAATCGGTCAGGCTGGGTAGCCCCAGGTCATCCACATGGGCATCAACGTCCCAGGAGTATTGCCGGCCCGACGCATGGACACTAGGCGGCGCGACAATGAAGCCGCCATCGCCCCGGATGTCCATGCCGGGCAGGATGCCGGTGCGCGTGGGAACCTTCTTCCCAGGATGGGAAAAGAACCTGTGGCACCCGCCGCCCCCGGTCAGGGCAACCGGGCCAACCCCGAGTCGGGGCAGTAGTTGCTGCTCTGTGGCGGCGCCTATGTCGCCATCGAAATCCGAAACTACCAGGTTACTGATGGCGCCGGTAACGATCCCCACCCCCATGGTGGGATCGGAGAACCAATCGCGCACCTCGGCTTCGGTTGCCCGGCGGTTTTGGAATTGGTGCCATGGCAGGGCTGGTATCTTCTCGCCCCGCCGCACGGGCACCACGGACCACCCGCGACGCAGGTAGTATAGCGCCCATTCCAAAGCTGGCGCTGATAGGCTTGGTGCGGTCAGGCTCATGGCTGCTTCCCTGGGTATTCGCTGTGTGGCGGGTACTCTGGGTCTGTGAGTGGGATGCACATTGTTTCCTCGTTCTTGCGCGAAAGGAAAGGCGGCAATCCTTAAATTGCCGCCCTTGGTGTTGTTAATCTTCGGCCTCTGGTTTTGCCTTGGCTTCTTTGGCTTGGCTGCACCATTCATGGGGCCGCACCAGCACCCAGCGATACCCGCTG